CTTTTCGTAAACAATGTACTTAGTTGGATCATTGATTACTTGACCAGCAGCTAATAGTAATGGATTTAATAATTTTAAATCATACATTGTGCTGAATCCTTGTGACATACCGCCATCAGCGAATCCTAATAATTGAGTAGGAACTACTGCCATATATGGAGCATAAACTGCTGCTGATGTAACCATATCATCACCGTTGTAACCAACAACATATCTGTTAGCTTCGATTACTGGAGAAACATAAACTTTTAATCCGTTTAATGTACCAGCGAAGTAAGGACCATTCATCTTAATGTTAGATGCTGGTTTATAACCATCCATTAAAGTGAACATTGGTTTTAATAATGGAGAAATGATCATGTAGTTAGCACCATACTTTTGAGTTCTTAAGTAGATCTCAGTTGCTGCTTCTTCAATTGTTTCAGCAAATGAAGCGTAATGATCTCTCTTGTTAACGCCATAAGGTAATGCCTTATTGAATGTTAACTTTTCTAATGCTGCGCCAGCTGCGTTGTTTAATAATTTAACAACTTCTGTATCAATTTGGTAAGATAATTCAGCACATGCTTGAGTTGCTAAAATTTCACCTAAATCAATACCCATTTCTGTCTTAGCTTGGAATGCTGCCATTTGTGAATAGTAAATAGCAATTCTTCTAGCCTTAGCTTCTAGACCGATACCATCAATCTTAGCATTTAAGATAGGTAAATCATTTTGAGGAATTTGTACGTTGTCATACTTATAAGAAATCTTTTGACCAGCTGTTGTTTCTTCAATTACATTTGCGAATGTAATGTTGTAACCTGTAACTTTTTGCTCTACGATAACTGGAGTTGCAATCTTGAATTTCTTGAATGCTATTGTTTTTAATTGAGCTTCAGTATATTTGTTAATGAAGTCTTCAGCGAATTCAACTTCTTTATTATCAACAACGATTGTCTTGAAACCTTCAGCAACAATAGTCTTTCAACCAAGACCTTGTTCATAAGCGTCACCTTCATATTCTGCGCCTGTAACAACTGTATCAGTAACTACTGCTGCAGTATAATTAACTCTGTCATCAGTCATTTCACCTAATCTGAATGGATCGTTGAATAAGTCACCTTGTTTAACTCCACCCTTATTAGAACCAGCTACGAATGATAGATATTGAATATATCCTGTTCTTGATTTCATTGGGAAAACGATAACTAAATCGTTTGCGATTAAGTTAGGTAATGCTACTGTTGTTAAATCTAAACAGAACTTTTTGAAAGTCTTCATATTACCTAATTGTGTACCTTGTGAATTTTCAAATGCTTCATTTAAGAATTCTGAAGTATTTGCTAATACTCTTGCGATTGCAACCTTCTTTGTAGGTGCTAATGCTCTTCCGCCATGTTCTCTAGCATAAACTTGTTCAGAGATGGCTAACTTGTTTTTATATGCTTCTGTAATTAACATATTGTTTAATCTCCTTATTTTAAATTATTTTTTAGTAATAAATATTGGCTAAGCCAATTAATGAATCATCAACTTCATCGTCTTCAAATTGTTTATTAGCTTCTTTATTGATATATGATTTATCAACAGCTTCATTTACTTTAATTCTAACGTTTTGATTAACGTCGAATGGTAATTTGCTAACGTTTAGTTGATAACGTTTTAATTCTTCACAAACTGTATCAACATCACTAATTGTATAAGACTTACCTAATTTACGTTTGATATCTCTTGAAGTTAATCCTAATAAATTAGCTTGAATTGAAATATACTTATTCATTGCTTCATTAGCTAATGTCTTATAAGATTCTGTTAACTTGTTTGCATTTGTTAAATTTTCATTTAACTGATTGATTCGAGCTTCAGATTCTGTTTTAATCTTATTTAAGCTCTCTGTTAATGTTTGTACTTCATTTGTCTTAGTATTTAAACTTTCGTTTAATGCTGTAGACTCTGAAACTTTTGTTTTAGCATTTTGAGCTAATCTTGAAATTCTTAATGATTGTTCATTAATTATTTCGTTCTTTTCATTTAAAGATTCTGTTAATGTATTCACATTTTCTTGTAAATCTTTGTTTGATTTTGCTAACGTAGCTAAACGTGTAATTGAACTAACATATTGTTCACACTTCTCATTAAGTTCATTAACTTTTGCATCACTAACTGCTAATTGCTCTTGTAGAGTTTTAACTAGCGCTTCTAAATCAGATTTACCTTTTAATGCTTCTTGTAAACTTTTAACTAATGTTTTTGATCCCTTATCTAGTGCTTCATCAAGTTCGTCATCAGTATCATCAGCATCATCTTTTTTATCTTCATCAGATTTATCATCTGTTGAATTCTCATCAGTATTAGTGTCTTCTTTACCTTCTGCATCATCTGTATTTTCAGCATCTGCATCTTCTTCACCATCAGATTCTTCATCGTCCTCATCTTCTAAATCAGGAACGTCTATATCTAAAGCTTTGCAAGCTTTCTTAATTTGTTTTTCTGTGAAGTTATCTACTAAATAATCAATGAATATTTCTTCATCTGTTCTAGTATCTTCTTCATCATCTTCTCCATCAGTATTGTCTGCATTATCATCATTTGATAAATCATTAATTAAATCATCAATGTTATCACCATCTGTTGTAGCTTCTCCTGATTTTTCTCCACCTTCTGTTGAAGTATTTTCATTTGCATTTAAAATATTATCTTCTGAAGGTGTATCAGTAGCTCCAAAATCAGCATCTGATAAAACATCTTTTACTGGTTCTTCTTCTTTATCTTTTTTATCTTCTTTCTCTTCTTTATTTTTCTTTTCTACAAGTTCAACTGATTCATTTACTTCAGTTCCTTGTTCTTTAGCGTTTTCAGCTAAATCTTGTAAAATTGTAATTCCTTTAACAGGTTGATCATTTATATCAAACATATTATAAGCTTGATTATTATCCTTAACTAGGAATGCGAATGAATTTTTACCATCTTCGTAAACGTAAATCTTTTGACCATTATTTGTAAATGCATCAAAGAATCTTGAGCCTACATTAGTACCAAATGAATTAGCTTCACCAAAACATCACTTAGCACCTAATTTCTTAGTTACTTCATTTGCTTGTTCAGCTGTCTTTAATTCAGTACAATCTGATAACTTAATTTCTTTAGCTACGCCTTCAGAAAGGTTCATATTCTCATTTATATTAATGTTTAAATCTTTTAATGTTTCTGCCATTACTTTTTTACCTTCTTCATTCTCTTTATTGAAAACTTTTTGTAAAGCTTCTGTTAAAGATTTTTTTGTTTCTAATCCTTCTCTAACGTATTTTAATCTAGCTGTTTCTACTGCTGGAATTAAAACTACATCTCAACACTCACATTCGTAAGTATCAGGATCAACTATTTCGTTACCTTGACTATCAGTGATTAAATCTCCTTGACCTCTTGAACTAATACCTAATGTAGAACCGTAATCACATAATGTTTTTAAAATTCTACCATTTGGTGTATCTAGAATATCAAATACTGCTTCTAATTGACCTTTAGAATTTTTAACTGGTTGTTCACTTAAACAAACAGCTATCTTTTCTGGATCTATTTGAGCTCTATCTTCTGGATGACCTAATTCACCATAACAAACTTTATTTTTAATTTTTTCTTTCATTAAAGGACTGTCAAATACATTTTCCCATAATTCTTCTGTATAACCTCTACCATTTCTAGTAGGATTAATAAAGTCAGCACAAACTCCAACAAGACGACCTAAAATTCCTCTTGCTTTCATTTCAGCTTCTGTTAATTTTTGATATCTGATTCCTTCGGAAATTTTCTTTATCATAAAGATAGTAACCTCCTA